CAGTCTTTTTCATTATTGGGAACCACGACCTGTATCATCGATCCAATCGGAACATCTTCTCAACTGATATCTTCAATGACCTTGACAATTTCATTCTAATCAATGAGCCAATGTCACTGACAAGAAACTTCTATGCGGTTCCATATCTGTTTAGAGATGAGTATCCAGCACAGGTGGCGGCCATCAACTCTCATAGGTATGTTCTTGGGCACTTTGAATTTCGTGACTTTGTGGTGACTGGCGCCGACCGCCGAATGGAGCATGGGCCTGATGCCGCCGCCTTTAGTGGTCCAAAGTTTATCTTCAGTGGTCACTTTCACAAGAGACAAACAAACAAGAACATCATCTACATCGGCAACACGTTTCCGACCAACTTCGGTGACGCCGGTGACGCTGAAAGGGGCTGCGCGGTCTTTGATGTTGAAACTGAAGATGTCTGGTTTCACAACTGGGACGACGCTCCTCTGTTCTTCAAGACCCGCTTGAGCAGCGTTCTCGCTGGTGACATAAATTTTCCGGCAAAGAGCCGCGTGAGGTGTGTGTTGGATATTGACATTGGTTATAGTGATGTACAGGCGCTAAGAGACGAGATGGTAAAAACTCTGAACCTTCGTGAGTTCTCAGTTGAGGAGGACATCAGCGCTAGACAGGAACAGCTTGCTGAAGGCCTGGTGATAGATGGTGAGATTGATCTATCATCACTCGACAACACTGTTCGCAGGCTGATCAATGAGGGCGTCGCGCCCTCACCGACCATTGATCCAGCAACGTTGGTTAAGCTGTATGAGGAACTATCATGAGTGTACCATTCACCTTCAAAACAATCGAACTGAGAAACTTCCTCTCATTCGGAAATCAAGCTCAGCAAATTGAACTTGCTGATCAGGGCACAGTCACAGTAACTGGCGAAAACATGGACCAGGGGGGCTCCAACGGTTCTGGAAAGTGCCTTTATCCTGAAACTCGTATCAATATTAGAGTAAAAGGTGTTACAAGACAGGTATCACTTGGAGAATTATATGAGCTTGCAAGGCAGATGGAAGCACACAAGGGAGCAGATAATTGAGCAAACGTTAGCTCGATATGTTGATCTGCACCCCAATCTCGTCAAAGATCTAAAGTCAAAGTTGGAAAACACCGAACATCTAAACAAGAGCATAGCCGCAAAGATCGTAAGTGATCACCTCGGTAGGTTCTCGGCTGTCCCGCAGACCTATCAAAAGTATTGGTTGCAGCGTGGCTGGAGCCCAGAAGAAGCTACATTGAAAGCAAGAGAGCGTAAGCTTGCAGGTGTTAGAAAGACTGACAAGATCAAATCTCCATTTGGCGTAGAACATTGGTTAAGCAAGATAAACCCTAACACTGGCTCGTATTACACTTTAGAAGAAGCCGAGTACAAAAGAAACAGTATTCGCCCAATTAGAAAAGAATACTGGATGGAGAAAGGTTATCCTGTCGAAGAAGCCGAGAAATTGGCAAATGTCGCCAAGGATAAAAATAACCGAAATGGTAACACTAGAAATAGCAAGTATGCAACTCGAACGCTCGGTTATTACTTGGTTAGGGGCTATGATGAAGAAACAGCAAAGCGCTTGCTGTCTGAAGCGCAGGCAACATTTTCGTTAAGTGAGTTAGTGAAGAAGCACGGGCACGATGAAGGAACTAGGCGCTGGAAAGAAAGGCAGGATAAATGGCAGGCAACATTAAAGGCAAAGACATTTGAAGAACAGGAAGAAATCAATCAGCGAAAAGTGTATAGGAATGGATTATCTTCTATCTCATTAGATTTATTTCAGAAGTTAGATTGTCCTGGAGCACGTTGGGGAAAGAAAAGCCCAACAAATTTAGGCGAAATGATGATCAAACTAAATGATAATAAATCTGCAATGATAGATTTTTCCTTAGGCAATAAATTAATTGAATTTTATGGAGACTATTGGCACGCAAACCCGAAGAAATACCCTGCAGACTATAAAATTTTTGCAGGAAAGGGCAAATATTGTACAGCAGAAGAGAAATGGAAACTCGACGAAGAGCGCCACCAATCTTTGATTGCATTAGGTTACGAACTTCTCATAGTCTGGGAATCAGACTATAAACTTGACCCAATTGGAACAATTGAAAAATGCAGGAACTTTCTGAACTCATAAGGCGCAAGTTTTCAGACATTGTCTCACTATCTGATATTGAGATTGAAACTGACACTGGCTGGCATCCAGTAACTGCTATCGCTAAAACAGTGCCATACGCCGGGTTTCAAGTCACTACGGCAAATCGAGCCATTAAATGCGCTGATAATCATATTCTTTTCAAAGAGGGACTAGTTCAGACATTCGCAAAAGACCTTGTGCCTGGCGATCAAATACTAACTGTTGATGGGATTGAAACCGTCACTTCAGTCATGGATCTTCAGGAACAGGTTGAGATGTTTGACGTTTCTGTTGATAGCCCTGATCACCGTTACTTCTCTAATGGTTTTTTGTCCCATAACACAACCATCATCAACGCCATCTGTTATGCGCTGTACAACAAGCCATTTGACAACATTAGCCTCAACCGACTTATCAACAGCACCAATGCTGCCAAGAACACCTTGATGGAGGTGCGTCTCATTTTTGAGAAGGGCGGCGTTGAGTATGAGATCTATCGTGCTAGAGGCGAGGAGTACCGTATTGAATTGAAGAGAGACGCCGAAGATATCACGCCAGGTAAGAGCGTGACAGAATGCGATGCTCTTATTGAGGAGATTATTGGCATCAGCTATGAGCTATTTACCAAGACGATTATTTTCTCTGGTAACTCACCTGCCTTTCTACAGCTGCCTATTCATCAGCAAAGAACTCAAATTGAGGAACTCTTCAACATTACTATGCTGTCGCAAAAGGCTCAGCTGCTTAAGGAGAAAATTAGGGCTACAGAAAATGATATTAAGATAGCTGAGGCTGTCTGCGCGCAGCAGCAGGTCATGATCGACTTACATGCCAAGCACGTAAAAGAAGCAGAGCAGAGAGTAAGCCGCTGGCAAGCTCAAACAGCTAGTGACATTGCTGAGATTGAGTCTACCCTAAAGACACTGCAGTCAATTGATTTTGATGCTGAAAAACTTCTGCATAACGAACGCTCTAAGCTTCAGCAAGAGGGAGCTTACTTAGCTGTCAAGTTAGCTCCTAAGAAGAAGGACTTACAGCAGCTGAATAAAGAGCTGGAAAAGCTAATGAGTGAGGAAGAACACCTCAGAGACGCTAAGTGCCCATACTGTTTACAGAATTATGCAGATGCGCAGCAGCGGTTATCTGCTGTACAGCAGATCATTGAGAATAAAGGCGCAATACTCATAGAACTTGAACAAGACATAGAAGTTCTAGAATCACAGACACGAGAAAAGAAAGCAAAGCTGTCCGAGGTAAGCGCGGCAATTCAACATAATGACCTAGATGATTTGCTCAAGGCACGTGATAATGCTGCTTCACTTAAGACACGGCTAGAACAACTAAAGGCAGCGGTTAATCCCCATGAAGAGGCCCTGCGTGAACTGCAGGCTGAAAAAATTGAAGCGGTAGATACCAAGAAGGTTGATGAGCTGAGGAAGCGACTTGAGCACCAAAACTTTCTGCTCAAACTGCTTACTGACAAGAACTCATTTTTGCGGCGGCGCATCATCAACCAAACAATACCATTTCTCAATGCGCGTATCAATCACTTCACGCGCACTCTAGGTCTACCGCATATTGTGAAGTTTGATTCTGATATGAGTTGCACAGTGTCAGAATTTGGAAGAGAATTGGACTTTGGTAACCTATCAGCAGGTGAAAAGAAAAGAGTCAATACTAGTCTAGCGCTCGCCTTTCGTGATGTTCTGCATCATCTACACGCCAAGACCAATCTGCTTTTGATTGACGAGTTGGATGGTGCGCTTGACCAGAATGGCATTGACGCAGTTGTCAGAGTTCTCAAAGAGAAGAGCCGTGATGAAAATATGAGCATCTTCGTCATCAGCCATCATCCTAGCATCACTGGTCGGTTGGACAGGAACTTGATTATACGCAAGGAATCTGGATTTAGTTCAGTGGTGGTTGAGTAGTCGCATAAATATAGCGCAACACGATAGGATGCAAAATGAAGCTGCTACAGGAACTGCTTAGTATTCGCTTACTTGATGAAGAAGCCATAGAAGTTAGGTTAGCGTCTGACATTTGGAGTGAAAATAAGGATTTTAGCAAGACCTTCATTCCAAAGGCGACCTATATGGTACGCCAAAAAGAAAACTCTAATCCCGTTGAATATGAGGTGTTCTCAAAGGATGGTAACAAGCGTAAGCTAGTAGCAACAATGGACACCGAGGACCTGGAAGCTGCATACGTGCCAGTTAGATCCAATCAGACGCCTGACGTGGAGGGGTTCACTACCTATCGTGATGCAATAGAGGTTGAAGCATTCAAGTATGAAGGTGATACTGTAAAGGCTGACCTCGAGGGTCGGAAAAAGACCCTTAAAAAGGGATACTATCTGATTCGTACAGAAGATGAAAATGCCTTCAAATATGATGTGCAATCTTCTAATGATTTCGAAGACGCATATTCTGAAAAGAAATAAAAGATAACTGTCTCCATCTCTGTGTTAATGGCGGGCGACTGCTGGGCCTATCTTGGATAACCTGAAATGAGTGTGTCCGTGGTGGCGTAAATAGTTTCATATTCACTGCTATCTAGGATTACTAATGACCTTGCCCGCTGCTGTTGCTGATAATAAAAGCAGCACCCGCAAAAAGCGCTTCAATTCAAAGGGAAAAGGAAACGGCTTTGAAGGCACCGTTGCTAAGAAGCTCAGTGCAGCACTTCAGCCGCTCAACTTTATTCGCACCCCTGGTTCAGGTGCTAGAGTTGGTGGTAAGAACTTTGAGACCATCGGTAAGATGTTTGGCGCCGATGCACTTAAAATCTTTGTTGGCGATGTTGTACCTGTGAATGAACAACAGGAAGGTCTCAAGTTCCATCATTCAATCGAATGCAAGTTCTATTCAACGCCGGACTCCTTTACGTCTCTAATGAGCGGTACTTCTAACCTTTTCAAGTGGTTTAGAGAAGCAGTGGACGATGCTTCAAAGGTTGATAAAAGCCCAATGCTAATTTGGAAATGGAATCACACTCCTATCTTTGTTGCAGTTGACACGATGGACAGCAAGTCCGACTACACCATCTTGACCGCTGCAGGCGTCAAGCCCCGCATCACGCTGCTCAAATACGGGCACGATGCTGGCGGACGTCATAGTCTTGACATCTATGAGCTAGATGATCTGCTTCCACATACCGCCTTTTGGTTTTCTAAATACTGAGGTTTTACAATCATGGAATCTAGTCTTCCTCGGTGGAGTGTTCGCCTTGATGCTTTTCGCCCAGCTGTCAACCCGGGCTTTAGTGACCTTATCAGCCTAGTGAATCATCACTTTAGATTGCACTCACAGGCAGATGCCTTTCTTGGCCCATACAATGCTAAACAGCGTGGCAGCAAACTTCCCTACATCGCGCCAACAAAAGAACAACTAAAAGCGGTTATTCGTCAAGGCAGTATCAACGATTTTACCTACATGGCATTTATCAACAGCCTAGTAAAGTTTTGCGAGCAGACCAAAGGTCTTCGCTCCCTGCCTAAACCGCACCCGTCTGTCATTCATTCTATTCAACTTCCTCTACCTGCCTTTAGCATTGAGACGAGCGGGTCTAATGATACAGTAATACACATAACCCATATTCAAACACCGCTTATAGTAAAAGGACTTCGTCAGCCGGAACAGTTTCCATTTATCATTGTCAGACCTAAGCTCTCACAGCTTGGTACACCATCTGCCAACAAGTGGGAGGTGTTATTTTTTAAGCAATGGTTAGGATATATTCCTGATTGGGCAGACACTCAGTTAAATCCACGCTACGCAGGAATCTACGCATGAATCAGAAACAAGCAAAGCGCCTTCGCAAAGCATCCATGGGTCTAGCAACTACTCTTGCAGAACAAGGTAAGGATATTAAGCAAGATGGATATATCGCGAAAGTCCATGACAAGAAGTTCCAAGAAGTCGCAGAAGGCCAGCCATTGAAGTCTTGGCAGATAATGGTTCGCCCTGACAGTCTAAAGGGCATTTACAAGTCGCTTAAGAAGGCAGCCCGCGCCACTTGATGCCGTGCTTTACCTTACAGAGTTGAAGCAGCAACTGCCTGCATCGCATCCCCTGCATGTAAGCCGCTTCTATAAACCTCAAAGGGCTCATGCGGCTAGAATGAGGGATAGGCAGGCTCTCATTCTGTATCTAGCAGCTTTACATCGTGCCTCACTAAGTACTGGTTTACCAAGAGCATTCTGCAGTATCAAGTTAAGTCTTGTAGAGCTGCGCAACTTTGTCTATGATTTTCGACCAGTGCTAGATTACTTCTTTGAGGTCAAGCAGTTGGGGTTTAATGTCTCATCTAATAATGCTGATATCACCGAACTCATTCCTAAAGATGTAGATACTCTATGCATAGATGATATACAGTTGGTATATCAACCGCCACCTAGACCAGATGGCATTGTCTCAAAAGTCTTTATTAGGCAAGAGCGTGCAGCTGATATCCGGAGCAAGCTAACACAAACTGGCAGATTTGATCTAGTAGCGCCCGTCAACTGGCTTCTTGCTAGATCTGAAGTCAACTTCGTCTTTCAGCCGACTGGCAAACTACAGCAGCGAGATACCTCTGTATGGCCAATTGCCAACGTACAGGCATGGCCCCGATGGCTGCGAGAAGAGCTATTTGGGCCAGGTATCGACATTGATGCTGCCTACGCACAGTTCTTATTAAGCCGCATCCAGCAAGTCTATTCATCTAGCACAATTGCCGCGCTATTTCCTGATCTACAGCAGCTAGTAGAAAATAAGATTGAATGGAGAAAAAAGATTTGTGAAACGGATCTTCAGCTGCCATGGAATGATGACACTGAGAAGCTCATCAAAAATATTATCATGTCACTATCTAATGGCTCCAGTATTTCAGCACAAATTCTAAAGAGTGGAGCAAGATTTTCAGAAGCGGCGCAGCTGATTAGGTCAGCCGTGCCTTACTTAACCGATGATGCTATAAAAGTAATAGGCGATAGGTTAAACAAAGTAGCAAAGCAGTTTGTCCTAGCAAAAAAGCAAGTATGCCGCAGTTACCTTCACCTAAAAGCGACCCGGACCAATCGAAAGTTAGTCTTCAGAACATACTTTGAATGGGAAAGAGCCGCTCGATATGCCATCTGGGAAGAAGTCGACCGTCATGGCATTATGATGCATGATGGCATTGATGGCTTGCCGCAGCGGTACTTAGATGACCTAGACAGGATAGTAGAAGCGGTTGGTATTAAGCTTACAGCTTAGTGGCGATAATTTAACAGCATTAGCTTGCAAATAGGCGCGCCCACCAGTCTAGAAAAATAACGCGAATAAATTCCATTTGAGCGGTGTTAAAAATGAGTACGATTACGTTTACTCCAGTCGTGATGAATTCACCAGACTGACAATTCCTAAAGTTGGTTTAGTAATCACTCAATACACTGGAAATGGAGACTTTGCGGCAATTTCCAATCTTTTGTTAATGAATGACACCGCTAGATCTCTTTCGAGCGGCGTCATTTTTAGCACATCATAATATCCAATTGACCCTCTTGAGAAATAAGCGATTTCTATCGCTAGATTGAGTAGGCTTCGAACATCTTTTGCCATCAGATTGATCATCTCAGAGATCCTACTCGCCTCTCCTGAGATGATCATTCTGTGAAAAAACTGATTGGATTAAGAGGAAGTTCTACATCTACTTCTTCACCGCAATCCTTGCATTTTAAGATTGCAGAACTACGCGGGCCCCAATTATTCATCTTCTCTGCCATCTCAGTGATGCGCATCTGGTATGGAGTGGTTAACTTGCTACACCATTCCTTAATGAATTCTCTATCAACTACATCATCTACGCTGTGAATCATGCCCTGCATGTTAAACAGAATGTTTTGCTTCATGTCTTCCATCTCAAGTTCCTTCTTACCAGCATTCATCTGGTACATCTTAATGATGTGTTCGAACTTAATAGGTTGAAGCTTTACCCGCTGACCATTAGGCAGTGTTACAGTATAGTCAATAGTTGGGTCAAGTGGCTTAATCTCCTGTACCATTTTTTCAATGTCAATGACATAGCTGTGCTGCTTAGCATGCTCGCATGTGTGTTTGTATGTAACTTGAAACTCTGGCCCATATGTCACGAGCCGAATAAAGAACATCAGAGCATCAATGTCACGACCATATAACTGCAATGGCTTCTTTATGTCTGGAACACACTCTGCGCACACTTGTTCAAGGGCTTTACCATTGAAAAGCAAGTCTGGGTTTTTTAGAGAAATTTCAGTAAGCGCAGATAGTGGATGCACATGTACCTCTCCATCTGCATTTGAAATCTCGCCATCTTGATATAGAGCGCCCCTTGATGGAAGCTGAAAGGTACGACCTGGTAGCTTAAGCTGTTGCAGTAGCGGATTTGAGGTTTGCATGTGATTTCACTCTTACATAAATACAGACTATACTATTTACTTGAGCCCCAAAGCGCTTTGACCCACAATGGATGATTCAGATCTCGCGCGGATATTTCGAAGTCTAGAAAGGACTATTGCAGAAGTATCGGCAACGCTGCGCGATAGTACTACCAGACCACGCCCTAGGTCTGCCGCAGGTGGCGCGGACAGAGATGAAGCAAATAGACAAAGGGCATCTAAAAAATCAACTGATTTATTGATGGAACTTGGATCTAGTTCATCTTCAGTTGGCAGAAACTTTGTATTGCTTTCGGGAAAAACTACGATTTTGTACAATGCCTTCACTGATCTAGTTGGCATTGTAAGAACAGTTGGCGATGATTACTTCCGTCTACAGGCACGAGGCATCAGCGCAACTCAAACTCTGTATGACATGTACTTCGCCGCGGCGAAGGCTGGCTTGTCATTAGAAGAATACGCAAAGCTGCTTGATGAATCAGGTACAGTTGTTTCCCGCTCGTCCTCAATGGAGGCATTCAACAAGAGGCTAGAATATTCTACTAAGGCTCTTGGTGAATTAGGCGTCTTCGGGCCAGCTGCCCGCCAGTTCTCTGCCACAATGATGACTACTGCAACAGCAGTAGGTATTCCACAGGCAGCCATGAACAATGTCATGGACCAGCAGATTTCCGCCTTCACTCAACTGCGTAAAGTGACGGGTATCACTGCTGACGGTTTTATGGAGCTAACACGTGGTGTCATGGAAAATGAGCATGTGCAGGCACAGCTGCTTGGTTTAGCTCCTCGGGAAAGGGTTGCACGTCAGCAGCAGCTCATTCAAACTGGCATACTTGGCCGGCAGCTGGGTATGACTGCGCAGCAGTCACAGCAGCTCACTGAAGCTCTACTCGCGCAGAGGGGTGCGTCTGTTGAAGACCGCTTTAAAGCAATGGGTATGGCGCGAATGGCTGGCGCCATGACAGGCATGAATGCTGCTGATACAGAAGAACTTGCGTTACTGTTCATGAAGAAGAACAGAACTCCTGATGAGGATAGGCGTTTTCTTGCATTAGGCGGCCAACTCGAGCAGCGCATTCAGTCTATGCAGGGCACTAATAACCTGGCAATTCAATATATGATGGACCAAGTTATCAGCCAAATGACGGCACTGCAGAGACAGCAGCTTGAGTCATCAGGAAAGGCTAGAGCAGCCCAAGAAAGCGGTCCTATGATTAATACGGACTTTGGTAGTCAGGTCGGTGTCTTTGGCCAATGGGTGGGGCACTTTGCAACTGCTGTGCAGGGCTTCCAAAAATCGCCTTTATACCAGATTATTCAGGCAGCTCTGCCTTTGCTTGGCGGTATTGCGACTTTTATGCTGTTGAAAAAATTTGGCAAGGGCGCAGCCACTGCAGGTGGCGCAGGTGGCGATAGGGCAGGAATACTGAAGTCTGCTATGGATATGAATTCTAAGTTGAGTGGAATGCTATTCAAGCCATTTACTTTGGTTTTGGACGCAGTCAAGGGCATTCCCAGTGGATTAAAGTCTGTAGGTACTGGAGTAAGCGGATTCATTGATGTTATCTCGACCGCCGGTGGAAAATTAAAGACATTCATTGAAAGTGGCGCCTTAAGAACTGCATTCACTTCTCTATTGCAGGGCATCAAGAATATTGGGTCTGCTGTCGCCTCTGGAGGTAGTGGAATAGTTGCTTATGCAAGAAATCTAATGAATATTTCTTCAACATTTGGCAAAAGTACTGCTGTACTTTCATTTGCAGATGACGTGTATAAAGTGGCAGCCGCAGGGTTTTCTAAGGTGGCGGGAGTCTTTAAGGCAGGTGGTCCTCTCTCATTCATCTTTTCTGCAATTGAAGAGGCTTTCACAGGAGAAATGGCCTCTGCACTCGGACTAGGCGATGGTATCTTTGGTCGCATCTTAGGCGTGGTAATTGGTGGTTTCAATGGAATCTTTACGGGTATTACCAGACTAGTTGATGGTGCTCTCAATTGGCTGCTAGAGGGATTGGGAATTGATTTTACAGTCAACACTACTAAACTAGTTGATATGGCAACAAGTACTCTAACCGATTTCTTCAAGAGACTAATATCAGTCATAATGAAGGGTATAGCGTGGGGGCTTGAGAAGGTGGGCGGATTGTTTGGCGTTAGCCCACCTTTTGCAAAGGCACTTAAAGAAAAGGCTGCAACCATTGATGACAGCATTATAAAGTCGTCAGAGCTGCGTCAGAAAATGTTGGAGACTGAAGGCGCTACCCTGCGTACTATCGGTAAGGCTGAACAAAAGCAGAAAGAACAAGCTAAGAATCAGGCTAAAAAGGCAAACCAAGAGATTTCTCAGGCTACAAGCTCAGTGCAATCTACAGCTGTTGATAGCATTAAAAAGGCTTGGGAAACTGTTGGTACTCAAATTGCAATACCCAGCGATACAGTATCTAACCTGCAAAGACCAAAGGCCCCTGAAGTAAATAAGAATGAAGAGAAAACAGAACCTAAACCAGTTCAGACTACAGGCTCAAAGGCAATTCAAACATCTGAACTAGATTCAAACAACGCGATCCCACTATTGCAGGAGCAGTTAATTATCATGAAGCAGCAGCTAGCAGTACTTGAGCAAATGCTGAAAGTTGAACCACCTAGAAAAGTTGCATTTATGGATAATAATGAGCTTACTGTAAGGCGCTATCAACCGCTAGCAGCAATTCCAGCTGCTTAAACAAAAGGAAGTATCTTGTCACAGTTGCAAAATTACTGGAAGATTATCACTCCCGCATCGCGTAAGGAGATGTATACTACTGTTGCGACAGATGCATTTAATCCTAACTCGACTGACCTATCATCTATTTCATCTGCAGTAACTTGGTATGGACAGATTATGCGCGGGCCCGGCTCACGCATTAGCTCATATAAGCAGTATGATGTGATGGATGCAGACATTGATGTATCACGCTCTCTTGACATCATCGCAGAAGAAATGACGACGCGAGATGAAAAGACGTCCTTACCATTTATCATTGAGTACCATAAGGAAGATAATCAAGATGTAAGTGACACCACTGCAATTACGCTGCGTCAAGCTGTGCGACAGTGGAGTGAGCTACAGACATTTAAGCAGCGTTTATTTCAAATTGCGCGCACAATGATAAAGTATGGAGATTGCTTTTTCCGTAAAGTATCAGATACGCGGAAGTGGATTTATATTGCACCTGAATTAGTGTATGGTATCGAAATCGATCAACTTGGCAACATTGTAAACTATCACATTCGTAAGCCAGGCAAGCAAGGCTCCACTTCCTATGGCACTCGAAACGAGGAGATGGAAGTTATTCCGGCAGCAGCGATGATTCACTTCACCATGTCAGATGACATGGGCGACAGCGCCCCATTTGGTCAATCAGTGCTCCGCCCAATCTTTAGAGTATTTCGTCAACTGTCAATGATTGAAGATGCAGTCATCATCTATCGTATTGTGCGGGCTCCTGAGAGACGTGTGTTCTATGTTGATGTTGGAAACATGCCAGCACAGCGGGTGAAGCAGTATCTTGAACAAGTAAAGAATGAGATCCGGCAGAAACGCGTGCCTGGTATGTCCAATAATGGTCAAAAAGATGTAGTTGATGGACAGTATGACCCAACTTCTATCCAAGAGGATATGTTCTTCCCAGTCACGGCAAACGGCAGAGGTTCGCGTGTTGAAACTTTGCCTGGTGGTACAGAGGATTTTGGCACTAATCTGCTCAAGTACTTCCAAGAAAAAATCTTCCGAGGTCTACGAGTACCAACTTCTTACATGGTAGGCCAAGATGCGCAGGGTGCGCAGTACAATGATGGTAAGGTTGGTATTGCGTACATTGAAGAACTTCGATTCTCCAAGTTCGTAATGCGTTTGCAGGATCGCCTAAATGATGTGCTTGATGAGGAGTTCAAGATTTATCTAAAGGTATGCGGACTAAACATTGACGATGAAATCTTCAATATTCGCCTGCCTGACCCAGCGAACTTTGCAACTTATCGCCAAGCAGCACTTGATGCTGACCTTATTAGTTCATTCAACAATATTGAAGGTGTCAAGTATCTGTCTCGTCGCTTTGTTCTCAAGCGCTATCTTGGTCTAACTGATGATGAAATTCAGATGAACGAGGTAATGATTAAGGAAGAGCGCGGCATTCTTGACAACACCAATGTTCCTCCGTTGCAGCAAATGTATGACCCTGCTGTTTATGATAACCGTGAGGCAGTAAGCGTTGATGCACCAGAGGGTGGAATGCAGGGCGGTGATGCACTTGGCGGTGGACTTGGTCAAGAGGGTGATATTGGCGGATTCTTTGGGGGCGGCGAAGAACCGGCTGCTCAAGCAGAGACGCAAGAAGCACCAGCACCTGAGCCTGCTCCAGCACCTGCGCCTGCTCAAACCTCTTGATGCACTATAAACTTGTACTGTCATTACCTTTAGAAGCGCGTAAATTTATAAGAAATGACAATGTAGTAATGCGCATTATTATAAATACTTTTTGAATACCGTGGGGAGAGTGTGAATGTCTACTCAATTGCTTTGTGAATATCTTACACCTAATGCTGCCTCTCTGTGCGAGATGCGCAAGAGCGGCGACCTTTATCTGCGCGGCATTATGATGCAAGCAGAGTTGAAGAATGGTAATGGAAGAGTATATCCACTCGAAGAGATTAGCAACGCTGTTCAAGAAGTACAGAAGCGCATTAAGGAAGGTTTTTCTATCTGCGGTGAACTCAATCACCCAGATACGCTGACCATCAATCTTGATCGAGTGTCGCATGTCATCACTGAAATGCACATGGATGGCAATAATGCTATCGGCAAGATGAAGTTAGTTAATACACCATGTGGCAATATTGCCAAGGCGCTAATTGAAGGCGGCGTGCGTCTTGGAGTTTCATCACGCGGAACCGGCAATGTTAATGAGAGTGGCCAAGTTGGTGGGTTCGTTTTCACTACAGTGGATATTGTTTCTCAGCCATCTGCCCCCAATGCGTATCCTGATGCTGTGATGGAAGCTATGGGCAACAAGAAGGTCATGTCATTGGCAGAGGCAGTTGTACATGACAAGAAGGCACAAGCCTACTTCAAGAAGGAAATCTTTAAGCTGCTGGAATCAATTCGTAAAGGAACAAAATAATCAACTTCCCAAAACTTCCAGCTTTAGTAGAAGCAGGAATGCCTAAAAACAGTCTGCAAGACCAATCATACAGGAGTTAAAAATGGACCGTAAAGAAATGCTTAAGAGCGTGCTAAATGACATTATTCATGACCGCACTGAACAAGCCACAGTGACAATGCATGATTACTTTGTGGCTAAAACACGTGAAGTTTCTGGACTTGGAGGTTCAACTGAAGTTGACGCCGATCTAGACGCTGAGTTGGCAGCGCTTGAAACTTCCGATGACAAAGAGTAAATAAGCGTTGGTTTTTCACAAGTTTTCGTGACGCCTATATAAATAGGCTTACGTTAGAGTTTCAAGTTGTGAAAACACCTTGAAGCAATTCGCAGACCGACCTATAATGGTCGATGTTTAATAAGTAAGGAGACACGCATGGACGAAATCCTGAAGAAGCTGCTCGAAACAGAGTTGCTTAGCGAAGAAGCGAAAGCTGAAATCTCCGCAGAGTGGACCAAGCAAGTGACTGCCTACAAAGCGCAAGTGCGTGAAGAGGTAGCTAATGAAGTTCGTCTACAGCTGTCGGAGCAGTGGATCGCAGAGCGTGAAGAGTTGGTAACTAAGGTTGACGATTTCGTCTCCGCGGCTCTCACCAATGAACTAGCTGAGCTAAAGGGCGACATCGAGCGTTTCCGCGACCTCGAGGCAGAGTATGCTGAGAAGCTAGTGGAAGAAAAGCACAAGCTCGCTGAAGAAGTTGCATCAGAGCTAGATGCTCTGGTCGACAAAATTGACGCATTCTTTGAGATGCGTCTTACAGCAGAAATGGAAGAACTCAAAGAAGATCTAGAAGTGGTCAAGCAAAATGAGTTTGGCCGCCGCATTTTTGAAGCTTTTGTTACCGAATTTTCTAAGTCATACGTTGATGAAGATTCACTGCAATCTAAGCTATCCGTTATGCAGCAAAAACTGCAAGACGCAGAAGCAGCTCTCGCTGAATCTGAGCAACAGGTTGCTAAGATGGTTCGTGAAGCAAAAATGGAAAAGATTTTGGCTCCACTTACTGGCAAGAAGCGCGAGCAGATGGCCATGGTTCTCAAGAATGTTGATACTGACCGTCTTGAAGAGAGCTACAAGTTTTTTATCGCCCGCATTCTCAAGGAAGATGAAGCTGCTCCTGCAGCCAAGTCACTGACAGAAAGCGCCTCAACATCAAAGAACACAGTCATTACTGGTAATGACGTAACCAAGCAGAACGCCCCTCAAGTAAATGAACATCTTGAGAGCATGAAGCGCCTCGCAGGTATCAAGTCTGTTTAAGGCTTGAGCTCAACTGCCAACTTCTTAAAAGGAGATAACTATGCAACTCAATGAAAACTGGCAAGAGACCAAAGAGGCTCTTTTGGAAGGCCTCTCTGGTTCAAAGAAACAAGTCGTCGCAACTCTGATGGAAAATCAGCGTCAGCACCTGATGGAGACCGCTGGTCAAACGTCCACTAACATGGGCGCAATCAGCAATTTCCAAAAAATCGTTATTCCGATGATCCGAAGAATTCTCCCAGGCACCATCGCCTCTGACCTAGTTGGCGTTCAGCCAATGAGCGGTCCAGTTGGTCTGGTGTACTCTCTGCGCTTTGCATTCGCGCAAGATGCTGATGTTGCTGGCGGCCCAACCGTTAACGACATCGTAGCTGGAGATGAAGTCTTTGCTAACAACGCAAAGATGAAGCGCTTCTACTCAACTGCTACCTCTGGCACCACTGGTTATCCACCAGCCTTAGTGCCACCAGGTGAGTCTAACGGTTTTGCAGTACCAGATCCATTTGTGGCTAATAACAATCCACCTGACGGTCTGGCACCTGAACCTCTAGCTAACGTATCCGGCAACTATGAAGGTTTCGGCGGCCGTTCAATGCGTCTGTCTGTTCTGAAGCAAACCATCACCGCTGGCTCACGTAAGCTGCAAGCTCGTTGGACTATGGAAGCTGCTCAAGACCTCAGCGCACAGCATGGTCTTGACCTTGAGTCAGAACTGACTGCAGCTCTGTCAGCGCAAATCGCTCACGAAATCGACAACGAAATCCTGACTGACCTGGCTGCCCTTGCTGGCACTGTTGGAACATTTGACTTTACCGCTGCTACACCAGGCGGTCCATATGCTCCTAACTATCTTGGCGACCGCTATGCTCACCTTGGCGTGCTCATCAACCGCCTAGCAAATGAAGTCGGTGCTAAGACCCGTCGTGGTCCTGCAAACTGGCTGGTAGGATCACACCTTATCGTGTCAACCCTGCAGTCAGCTTCTAAGTCAGTCTTTGCTCCTGCCGTTTCAGGTACCTTTGCTGACCCAACTGGAAACCGTCTCGTCGGTACTATGAATGGTCAAATAAAGGTCTACTCATACAACTGGGGTATCACTGACAACTGGTCAATCTCTAGCCCACCAGGTGTTGGTTTCACTAACGCTACCTCAGTTGACGGCGAAACCGTTATCCTTGGCTTCAAGGGTGGTTCTTCAGAGCTGGACAGCGGATACTTCTACTGCCCATACATCCCTCTGATGAGCACTGGCGTTGTTGTCGATGCTAACACGTTCATGCCAGCTGTTAGCCTAATGACACGCTATGGCAAGGCTACATTTAACAATGCATTTACCAGCCTTGGTAATTCTGCTGACTACTATGCACGTATCAACGTGCTGAACCTGGCATTTAGCTGATCTTCAGCTAGTAAAAGCCTTCGAAAGCCTCCTTCGGGAGGCTTTCTTTTTTCCTGGGCTAGAATTACTATCAACCTAACTTTTAGTTTTAAGTTGTTGTTAGAATACTAGTTAATACCTAGCGTGTATTTGGGTAGGAGATAAATTTTGTCTGAAAAAATTATCCATCTTCAGGAAAAACACTATAGAGTTCCTGGTAAAGACAGAGTTTCTGACATCGGGCAGGCAATTGATGCTTATATCAAGGAAGCTGTCATGCTTGTTGGCGCAGTACCTTCTGATAGGTTTGACCCTCATGACTACTTTCTTGATGGATACTACCATGAAATTAAGAGTTCGGCAGGCACCTGGATTTCAATACCTAACTCAGAAATTGAGTTTGCTGTGTCTGAAGTGAATGCTGGTAGAGATGTGATATATGATATTGTCCAACAACTTGACCTGCAAAAAGCGCGCTTTTTAGGACAAGTAGCCTTTAGCAACTTTAAACACCTAGTTGAACCCTCAAAGTTTCTAACTTGGCGCCTGCTTGATAGTGGCTGGACTCAGGAAAGAAGCAGTCGTGTCCTGCTATTAAAGCTTAAACCACTTCTGACCTAATCTTTGGTCAGTAATATTGCCAAAAATGTTACAATAGATTCATAATTTCAACTAGGGGAACAATTATGCAGCTGGAAGAAGGTATTGACTTCACGCTTGAGGGTGATTGGGTTGCTGACATTGCTAATATGCACGCTAAGTTTGGCGTGAATGAGGTTGTAGCAAAGTTAAGCAAGGAACAGTTACGGGATTATTTGAAGTTTCGACTTGACATGGTGCAAGAAGAGGTATATGAAGCGCGTAATGCCTTTGTGTTAAAGGACGCTGACGGCGTAGTTGACGCTCTGATTGATGCTATCGTTTTTGCAATCGGCACTCTTGATGCTTTCAATGTAGATGCTTATGAAGCATGGGCCCGGGTGCATGAGGCTAACATGGCAAAAGAACCAGGAGTCAAAGAAGGTCGTCCAAATCCATATGGTTTCCCCGACCTCATCAAGCCCCAAGGGTGGACTCCTCCTACTCATGAGGATAATCTAGGGCTTATCGCAAAAGCACTAAAAGATTAATGCCTAGACTAACAGATAATGACAGCAGCTGGGGCCCATTTACCTGGGGAAAAACTAGCGGTTGGCGCCCGCTGCGAGTAGTTTGGAGTTCAGGGGCAGGTGAGGATGGCAATGAGCCAAATAATCTCACTATCTATGCCCTAGGTAGAGTTGCGCGTATTGTACTTCCTAACATTCTTCCTAACTGGAGACATGGATGGAAGGTAGCACCAAGAGAATACGGTTTTTCTTGGTGCAATGGTTTTTTTCAGTTATTCTACGGCCCACAAACCAACTCTAGTGATACGACTAAGTCATGGTCTTGCTTTGTTCCTTGGCAGAATTGGCGATTCACCGCGTGCAGGTATTACAATCTGGACGGAACTCTTTTTAAAGAATTCAAGTATAGCCGTAATACACTGCATGACTGGGACGCTGAAAGAAACTTCGTAGAAAGAGTTCCTAAAGCTGTTTTTACAGTATTAGACACTGACCTAGAAAAAATTAATGTTGCCACCTATATTGAAGAGCGTGAGTGGAAACTAGGAGAAAGATGGTGCTCCTGGCTTTCATGGTTTGCGCCAGCGAAAACTGTTCGTTCATTGAATATTCAATTTGATAAAGAGGTTGGTCCCGACAAGGGCAGCTGGAAGGGTGGGCTTATGAGCACTAGTGAAGTAATGGAAGTAGGTCAGACACCACTAGAGGCCTTTATAAATTTCTGCTCTAAAAAGCACCATAGTAAGAGTGGAACATTTGAGTTGATGCTGCTTATCTAAGAGGATAAATAGATTCAAATTGCTGAGAAAACTACATGACGCGTCGCATACCAATTCTAGGATCATCGCCAACCGGCTTAAGCAAGGCCACCTTTGTGGTTGGGGTAACTCCTGATAATGCTACTGGCGATTGGACACCAGTTTTTAAGGGGGAATTTTATAGAAATTCTGCTGGCCTTACCCTTCCGCCATTTACACCCCCACCTATTCCATCTGGCTACTCTCTTATCAAGGCAACACAGTTTGACGTCATTGAGGCCGGCGCGCTAAATGGACGCTACACGGTCAGCACACCTCTTAATATTCTAGATTACGATTCAAGTTTTCTAGCCGGTCAAACAACCATCCGGGTCAATGAAAATGTAACATCCCCATTTATACCAGGTGGGTTTATCACTAACGTCTCTACGTTTTTCCTTGTTGTTTCTGGTGGTAATCCCATCATTGTACCTCCTGGTGTTGAAATAGATGATGCACCTGTGCCTCTACTTGGTCGTTCATTCTCCGGATGGGCAGAGGTATTTCAACAGAACATGCTACGTGGTTTGCAGAATTTTAGTGGCAGTGCCCCTCCTGCTGACCCTGTTGAAGGCATGCTTTGGTTCAATCCAACTGCAAACACGCTGTTGGTTTTTAGGTCATCACAGTGGGTAACACCAAACAGCGCGCTTGTACCCCAAGTAACTGCTTCAACTTCATGGGTTGTGACGCATAACCTAAATTTAGACCCGCCTTATCTTGCTCACTCTACCTTCTTTGTACAGAATGGACCTGACCTGAAACCTATCATTCCTGCAGATGTGACGTATACTAGCGCTAATTCTTTGACAGTAACTTTCTCTTCATCATATTCAGGTTATACTTTGGTCAGTAGATAATATACAACTGCCACCGCATGGTGTATAATAACACCATGAACATTTTTGTACTTCATCCTGACCCTGAAAAATCGGCACGTGATCACTGCGATAAGCATGTTGTCAAGATGATTCTGGAGTATGGCCAGATGCTGTCAACAGCCCATCGACTACTTGATGGCATGCTTCTAATCGCAGCTGATGAATATCAGCGCCAAAAACCCAAGAAGATGTGGCTATTTCACGGTGAAGTGCCTGTGATTACAGAAAGACAAGATGAGAATGGCGCGCACTACAGATGGGAAGTGCAGAATGCCAAGTGCTATCAAGTTGCGCATGCTAATCACCCATGCTCTATATGGGCACGTGAGACTTCTGGAAACTATAATTGGCTGTTTCGTCTTTTTAACGGGTGTCTGCGCGAGTACACGCAAAGATATGGTAAGAAGCACAGCGCTGAGCGGATTGCCAATTTCGTATCGCAAACACCAATTAACATTAAGCAGGCAGAGCGCTCACAGTTTGCATTAGCGATGCCGGAGGAGTATAAGCATGAAGATGCTGTGGAAGCGTATCGCCGCTTCTATGCGGGCAGCAAAGTTCGCTTTGCAAAATGGAAGTACACTTCAACCCCGGAATGGTTCAAACATCGTGTGGAGGGGCAAAATGCCGCCAGTTTCTCAAGAGCGTCTTGAATGGATTGAAGAGCGTCTTTTCATTATTGCACGTTCTCTCGGCGTGTTGCGCCGAGATGGCGTTCGAATTGCGGTACGCTCACTTACGGAGAGTGGTGCCGAAGCGCAGGCATTGTCGCTAAATGCTATGCAGCAACTGAACATCGAACGCCTTTCACTTCTAGCAGAGCGCCAGGCAATTAACGATTACATGCAGGAAAAAAATGGCAACTGATCTTAGACGCATTCTGGTAGTAGATATTGAAGCCACTTGCTGGAAAACAAAGGAAGAGCAGGGGTCTCAGCCTAATGAGATTCTGGAAATCGGCGTTACTGAGGTGACTTCCGGCAAGGGTATCACCAATGTGGTTAGCTACATGGTAAAACCTAGGTCGACTAAGGTATCGGCCTTCTGCACTGAACTCACTGGCTGGTCACAGGCTGATGCTGATGAAGGGCTGGATATTGCTGAAGCCCTTCAAGAAATACAGACCGAATTCAAGCTGACGGACAACTTTATCTGGGCATCCTATGGTGAATATGACCGTAGAATGCTTAGTGAGAAGGTTTCCCAGCTATACGGCATCACTGGAGCAGCAAATCCATTTGCCCGAGCTCGCACGCACCTGAATGTCAAAACGTTATTCGCGCTGCGTCACCGACTGCCGAGAGAGATTGGCATGGACAGGGCCCTGCAGCAACTGGGTATTCCACTGGAAGGTCGTCACCACAACGGTGCTGATGATTCCAAGAACATCGCCAAGATTTTACTGCACGTGCTGTCTTAATCAGTATCGCTGCCTTCACCGTCAGTGAAGGTGAGACTGGTGGGTATCTTATAGCTGATTCCCGGCTTGATAACCGGGCAGCCATTCAGCTGATTGAAGAGCGCAACGTACTTCAGTACCTCGCTCTTTGGTAAGTCGTGCCGCACCACCTTCTTGATGATTCCCTCAAGAGTGTGACCTGGCATAAAGCAGTGAATAATGTAGTTCATACTTCTATCTATAGGCGATAAATAGGTCTAGAGACTTTTCTGGACCTGTGTATGGCAACAGACTTTAACACCCGCACCACCCATGATTTGTGGGTAGATGCCCGTGCATTTACTCTGGATATTAGCCGTCCTACGCCAACTTCAATTCAACTGACGGTTACTTATCCAGTTGAAATGCGAGTAGCGCAGGGTGCGTTACTACTACTTTCAGAGACCTCCATTACCACTAATAACTATCCAACTGATGGTGAGCGTTATACACCTTCTACTGATTGGTTAGCG